GTAAATGATCCCATGGCAGGTAAACTGTTTGATATACCATCGGTTTTATTAAGTATAGTTAATAATACTTGTCCAGTATCAATGGCAGTAGAATAACAAGGAATCGTATCAGAAGCCGTTGTTTCAGCAACACCAGACACATTATCAGTATGTGATTTAAATCTATCAATTTGAATCATACAGTTAATTGACGAATTTAATAAAGCCAAAGAGTTGCTGTCAATTACGGATAATGTTGATATAGATGAAACTAAATTTGATAAATTGGCACTCATTCTATTACAAACATTAGCCACAGGATTGATAAAGTAATTTGTTGTAATTACAGTATTATTTGCTAAATCTTCTAATTGCCAATCAGACAATTCAACATCAGTTGAAGCATCACTAATGGTGTTTATTGCTTCTTCAGTTAAAGATGTGCCATCGCCAAATTTAGTTTGGTCAAAATTAAATTGTAGTCTGTCAAATAGTGATGTCATTTACTATGGCATTCTTTGTAATGGACCGGATGTTGGTCCTTTTGGTGAACTGTGATTATGACTATTAAACTTCATTCGGGTTGTTTGCATTGAACCTTGTGAATCTTTTACTACACCACCTTGAACGGTATTTGTTCCTGTAACCTGAGGTGATAATACTGAATCATTTGCAACCACTTTGCCGGCCGGATTTTCATAACCAGGAACGGTGAATCCTACGTTCACACCACCTATTGAATCAATTCCGCCTTGTGAGAACACTTTATAACCACAAGTTAAGTTGGTCGTTGCATTAACAGAACCACCACTTGTTATACTACCAGAAACGGCTAAGTCACCTTTAATTGTCAAAGCATTTTCACAAGAGAATGTAATATCTCCGTTTTCACCACCTGCATCTATTTTAATTTCTTTTGCAGCAACAATATCAATATTTCCGTCTGAGTTGATTTTAACATCGCCACCAACTTGTGAATATAACTTACCATCAACTTGTGAATAACAATCACCAACCACATGAAGTTTTGAATCACCATGAATCTCTATGTTACAGGTGCCTTTAATAACAATATTTCTATCTCTCAAATATACAGAAAACCCATCTCCTAAAACAATATGTTCAGTAGAGCCATCAGGTAACATTTCGTAGAATGTTCCTGTTCTGTGTTGAGTTCGAATTCTTTCGTTATCTGGTGTATCATCCATCATTTGTATGTGGCCAGATTCCGTTTGTGTCATGTTCACATACGGATATTTTCCTGGTCTTACATCATACTGTGTATACCAAATACTACTATTATTCGCTTGTTCTGCCATAATTTACCTTATAGTATTTTCTTAGCTTTCTTTTTACTTGACGGAGCCGATCCAGAAAATGTTGATGCTAACACAGCAACGCTTGTACCTAATAATAAAGCACTACTTGCAACTGATGCTGCACTAGTCAGAGTTCTTTTTGTTTCTTTCAACAAACCACCAAACTCAGAACCAGAGCTCTTGTTTGAACCACTACCACCAACTTTGCTTAATGATGCAGCTGCAGCAGATTTGCCAGCAGCAATCAATTTAGCTAAAATTTTGGCCATAAGTAAAACAATGGTAACAGGCAGTGCTTTAATAAACGCTATTAATTGATTAATTTTCATAACAACTAATGCCAACATCTTAAAAAAATTATCAATTGTTTTTAACAAACTATTTATCAGTTTTAATTTAGCTTTTACCCATTTAATTGCTTCACTTAATTGTGTTTGTATAGCACCACTTTTAGATTCATTAAGTTGTTTACTTTCTGTGCTATCCCTCACCGTTCGATTTGAATTTCTGACAGACGTGTGTTGTGTTTTTACATAATAAGGTAATGTAACTTTAGGATCATCAATTGCAACGGTATGATAATTTGTAAAAGAAACAATCGTGCCGTTTCGGTGTCCTCTGGATAATTCTGGTGTTGTTGGACGACCAGGAACATTCATACGATCACCAACTACCAATGGCCTTGGTGGATTAGTTTCTACGACACTATTATATTTTGTTTCATCGTATTCAATTTCTGCTAATACTGGCATATTATCTCCTTCTATTCCTCTGGTTCTTCAGGTGTGTCTGTTGGTTCTGCATTATAAACGGCTGTATTATCATTTGGATCTGTTCCTTCTAATTCTTCAGGATCAGCAAATTGATCTTTCTCTTTATCCGTCATATCAGGTTCTTCTGATTGTTCAAACTTGTAACTATCTGGATCTTGCCAAATTCCAGGCATAACACCTAGCATACAAGGTGCTTGACCACTTTCACCATCTAGAAAAAATCCTAGAACCCAATCACCCAACATCGGTGCTGAAAAATGTTTTGAATGATTGATTGGGTATACTGCTTGAGCCCAAGGTAAATTCTTTGTTGGTATTTCTTTACCATACCAACCAAATATTCTTACTTGACACCGACCTAAACCTAGCGGATCAACTCGGTTCTCTACAGCACCAACCCACCAAATAAAACCATTTAATCCAGCAAAATTATTAACTGTTTTTGACATCTCATTTATCCTGTAAATCCAGCCGAAGCAGCATACTTTGTAGGTACACTATCTTTGGCCAGTTCTAATACTGTTTTATATTCATTCATCGTAATCATATGACGCACTGCTGTAATCAAATATTTTCCTGAGTAATAAGAATCTGCTTTCTTAGATTCTGGTGTCAAAGATAATAAAGAAAAATTTAAAGTCTGTCCAACTGTCAATGCTGGATCTCCAGGCACCGATATTTTTATTCGAATATAATTCGTCAACGACAACTGTGCCGTTCTGTGTGGTATAAAAGTTTCAGCAAATATGTCGGCTGCTGTTGCTGATCCTTCTACCGTGCCTCCTTCAACTTCTTCATCTTCAGGATCTCGACCATTATTTTCTATGTATTCTACAATTTTTTGATTAAAATTTGAAAATGTTAATTTGTATACAGCTCTAGATGTATCTGTTAGACTATCACCATATCGATTTGAATAGTCATTAATGATAGGTGCTCTATTTAAAGATTTTGATCTTTTATCATATGATTTATAATCAAATTCTGTTGTCTTTAATCTTCGTGTCAAAACATCAATTGACAATAAATGATTTGCAAATATTCCTGAATTTATTCCGTGTAATGTATCAAACGAATTCAATATCTCATATGTGGTAACATTATATACATTACTGTGCATATTTTTTTCATCGGTATTTTTTGGATTATAACTGTAATTGTAATATGATGGTTGTGTCATCAACTTTTGTAATGACTTAAAATTAAAACCATATTTGTTTTCAAAAAATACCATGTCAGCACCAGGTACACCAGAAGATGGTCGAGCATAGTTCGACATCCAATTGATTGCATCAAATGGTTTGATTGTTGGTATATTGAAATCATACAAACCGTATGTTTCATCTATCTCCATCTTGTCATCTGGTACACCTAATTCATTACTCAATATATCATATACATTATCAGATATGGTAGACTGTGGGTATGATTTACAAATTTTATATTGTTCAGACAATAACATTTCTTCAGAACAAAAATATAAACAGTATGATTCAGTATACATGTTATTCTCAAGTTTTCTCTTGTCAACTTTGTATATACGGAATGTTTTATCAACTTCTGCTACACCATTAATTTTAGCAAAAGTCATTTTTAAAAACTCTGTACCGTTCATACTTAACAATTCAATATAACCCATAGAATCTGCAACCATAACATAACCTGAAGCCGTATTATTAAATATATCCTCATGATATGATAATTCAACCATGATATTCTTCAAATCCATGTTTTGCACGGAATTGACCAACATCAAATTGACTAGAGCATAGTCCTTAGGATATAGAATACCTGCCATGTTTTATCGACTCATCAACTCTTTAAATTGGTTTTCTATTTGTGAGGCATAAATGTTATTGACCAAATATATTTTTCTTTTTCTCTCATTTAGTTCAACTTCATAATCATAGATGCTCAAAGCTTTTATGGCTATACTTCTTTGAACAACAGCTCCACTAGCAAAGTTTTGTGTTATGGTTTCTGGTATTGTTGAATCATATTCTTCTTTGTCAATAATCATTGTTCTTGAAGTTCTACCACCCTCACTATTGTTTGTGCCAAATATTTTTTGATAATACTTCACAGTTTGTTGTGCATAAGATATAACACTTGGCACATTGGCTTCTTCTGCTTCAGCCGCATACTTATCTTCAATGTATATTTTTAATTGTTGTGATGTCAAAGGCCATTGCCATTGTGGATCAATAATCTGATTGGCATATAACACCAACCAATGTCTATTAACATCTCCGTAGTATTTGCTTGCAACAATTTCTGGCGTGTCACCTTCTTGTATGTCATAAGAATAAAACAACAATGGATTAGTCAAAAGTGACGGAATGAATGTTGTTCTAGCCAATAAATTTGTGGCTAATACTGCATTGTTTTTGTAGTCACTTGATGCTACTTTTGGAAAATTTTCGAAATATAACATTAACGTAAACCTCCTTCGACACCATAGTAACCTTTTTGTATTTTGAGTTTGTCGAGTATTTCTGTTTCTTTAAATGTCATGGTTAGTGTAGTTTGTATTGGTGCACCATCATCATATGCAGCCCAACCATTTGGTGCAAAATTGATATCAATATCTGTCAGAACACAGTTTCCATATTTTGGCAAAAATGGATTTTCTTTGCCGTCAATCATAAACTCAACGTTAAAGATTGAAGGTGGAACCAGATACATCGAATCAGAAGAAACTTCTTTTGC